AAAATTGCCATGTTGTGGTTGACCATTTCTGTGCGCTCCAATACCATTCTTCGGGTTTCTTCTGTAAGTTCGCCTTGGTTCCATGCGCTACCTTCGCTCATTTTGTTGCACTCCATGGCCCCCAGCCGTAACCGTGGCGTTCTACGCCGTAATTGTAAATTGCTAACGCTGCGTGCAAATTAACATCAGCCTGTAACAAGTTTTCTGCGCTTGTAATAATGCCGGCATCAATCAGCCATGGTGTCCAAAAGCCGTTGATCTGCATTAGCCCACGACTGCCGCCGTTTGGGTCTTTGCTGTTTACGGCGTTTGGTATGCAGCGTGATTCGCGGAACATGACGGATTCGAGCACGGTGCGCTGATCGGCAGGCCAACCAAGGTTTACTCCTAGCGCGCTGAACTGCTCACAAGCTGACGTGTACGGGTCAATGTAAATCGTGGACGATGTGCTGGACGTGGTGGTGCTCGGCTCTATCAAATACGGCGCCAGGGCAATAGTCCCAGACGGGCTGCCAGACGCGTCAGGAGCCCCTACAGCGACCGTAAAGCCGAATACGGTACAAAGTACTAGCCCTATGATTTTTTCTGCAAAATAGTTCATCGTTTCTCCAAAGGTATGGGCACGCCCCAACTGGATGCGTGCGATCTGAATGCAATTTGTCCCATGAGGAACTTGCCCGACTCTGGGCTAGAAAATATCTGCACCAAGATTTCTTGGCCGTTGTCCATCACTCCTGTATAGACGCTGTAATCAACTATCTGTGGGTCAGTCATTGCCTGTCCTTTTGTCGGTACTCCGACCCTAGAACATAGATCAAGCCTTGGGTGGGATTTCCCCAAACACCTTCAAAAATGCGGCTTTTACAAAGATCACCGAATCGGCAGCCTGCGGTGTGATCTCGATATGAAACCAGTCGCCCCCTGGTGCGCCGTGGATTGTTGGCTTGCTGTATTTCTTCCATGCTTGACGGTCGCAGCGCCATGCGCGCCCGTACGGTGCAGGGAAATAGTCGAGTATGCACTCAACGCCAAGCGTGTTTGCGTTAGCAACAACAATGTCAACAAACGACACGGCGCCTTTACGACTGGCGTTTGCGTGTCTTTCGCTTTTGCGGTACGACAAGTCAACAGCTCTGCCTGTGGCATGAACTGACAATGAGCCAGTTTTGCCGCGCATGTCGCGCACGCCCCAAGACCCGTTATTCCAAACAGCGTTATTTGATGCTGCGATCGCTTGCTTTATCCATTCATTCATGCCGGCACGTGGGCCTGCTGATGCGCCGTCGCTGTTGCCCGTATATGGGCGTGAGTTCGGGTTAGCTTTGGCTGTTGCCACGCCCGAACGCCTGATCGTTTTTGTTCACCCAGCGGAGCAATGGTGGGATGATTGCTGCGATTGCGCCTTTGCCATAGTCGCGTGGATCTGTAGTGCCAGTTGAATAAACGGCAATAAGCGCGCCTACAACGGAGCGCAAATAACTAGCCAGCATTGCTTTGTCTTTACTGGTGATTTTCAACATGGTGATCAATCTTTTCTTCTATTCGACCAAGCATTCGGTGGACTTTGCCGTGGTCTTTTTTGTTGTCGATGCCGATTTTGCTAATGAGCGCCACCACCACAGCGAAACCCCCACCGACCAAAGCCACCACAATCTCAGTATCCATCGCATTATCAGATCGGTGGGTAATTCGGGTCAGCGTCTAGTTCTAAGGTTTTGGCTCGAATTGCAGCGTCAGTTGGGCGCAACTCAGGGTCGTCTAACCATTCAAGATTTTCAACGTTGCCTGGTGGGTCAAGTCGCCATGTGGTGTTTGGTGCAAGTTCATGCACAGCGTTACCAACATTTGTTCCATGTGCCGGTTTAGTCATTACGCCACCTTTTCAATTTTTATTTGTGCATAAATTTCGCTAACACCCAAACCTGACGCGACACCAAAACCGACCGTTGCCGCAGCGTTGACGCAATACATTTGCAACTCGTAATTAGTGCTACCTGTTGGGGTAATTCTGCCTTGCACAATGCTTACGGTTCCAACACCTGTGCCAACACCGTTACGTTCACTAGAACCAATTATTGCATCAGTTCCCGCTGTTGTATTACGCAGTTTTAACTTAAATTCTGCAGCGCTGTACCCAGGTGCCGTTGCATAAATGTCGTACGTACCTGCGCCGAGCGTAATAACACTTGATGCAATACTGCAACCGCTAATTTCATTGACAACAGTTGTGTTAAGTGTGCGTTTAGTCCATGCTGCAGACGAACTACCGCCATTAGTGCCTGACGTTTGAGTTTCGTTAAACATTGCAACGGTTGTACCCAACCCAATCCACGCCGATCCGTCGTAATACTGAGTTGCGTTGCTTGCCTCAATATAGGCATATTGACCCTCGGCAAGCACCTTTTCGCCTGCGCCACCAAAAGCTGCGTCTCGAGCGGTCGTGTCAGCAAACACAGGAATTCCCGTGTTTACCTGCGTCATTTGTGCAGCTGTTAAAACTTGGCCTGCGGTAAATGCTGGTACGGCGGTTTGTGCGTTAACTCCCATAAGTGCTCCTATCCTAAGACATTTTCGGCGTCAAGTACGCCATAGATCAAATCATCCAATATCAGCTCATAAACAATCGTTGTAGGCGCGGTGCTATAAAGCACGCTGTGGCCTGTGCTGAAATCAAGCCGATGCTCAATGCCCTCAACCGACAATTCTTGCGCCAACTGGGTTGTGCCGGCACCGCTCGGGAACGTCTTTTCCACGCTAATGGTGTCGCCAATGTCCACAGTTGCGAGCGTGTCCTTTTGCGCCGTGGTCAACATTAAAAACTTGGTTGCCACGGATGTGTAGCGCGGTTCGGGCTCTGGGTTGAGTAGATATTCGGCAGCTGCTTGTATTTCGCTAGCGTCATGCAGCAGGCTGTTGGTAATGCTTGAGGTTTGAATAAAGTACGTGGCAATTGACCCAGCATCCGTTGCGGTGTAACTGTCGCCGTCTAAACCTGTAACAACTGATCTGTTAATTACAGAATCCGCTTCAAACGAAATGCCTACGCCGTCAAATTTGTATTCTGTGCCATCATCCTTGAACTCTGCCATAGGCGCGCTCAATGTTGTGCCAATGCGCTCTTGAAAAGTCAGCACCCCAGACCGTGACATAAACAAACGCCCAAACTCGGCGGTGTCATTTATTTGGGTTAGGTATTGCAGCGCGTTTGTTCCTGCTGGCACGGTATATGCGCTGTCGTGACCAAGGTTTACGGTGCCTGTGGCAATGTTTCGAGAGCCTGCAGGGAAATCTACTTCTGGCAGGTCTAGGACTGTTTCTATGCGTTCGCCTGATGTTTCGGTTGTGACGTTTAGTTCGTCTAAATAGGTTTGTGCCAATAGATAGAACTGGTCAGCGCAATACACGGTAACCGTGTCCAATCCTCCGAGCGCAAAGTTGTAGTCATAGTTGACGACATAACCGCTAAACAATGATTCGGGCACATTGGTGTTGCTGTAACGGATGAGCTGTACGGCGCGCAATGGGGCAAGCCCAGGTTTAGATTGCGGGGTGTCGTAGTACGGGCTGTTTTGATCAAACGGGTTAAAAATGCCGTCCACGTCCTGAATGGTGAATGTCATTGTGCCAGCGCTGAACTGATCGCCCACGTCACGGCGACCGCGCCGCACGTTAATGCTTACAGTCGAGTCCATGACGTCAGCGAACTCGGTTGTGCCGTCAAGCACATATTCGGTGTTATCAAGCACGCCTTTAAGCGCGTCGTCAAGGACAAATGCGTCAACCTGAAAACCTGTAGCAATCTTTAAGTCATAATTGCCTGAATTGACTACGGCTGTGCCTGGCATTACGCCACCTGTAACTGCAACGGCCCAGCGCTACGCGAATAGGCGCGCAAAGCATTAACGACCGATTCACCAATTTCGGCGCTTGTGGCAAGTCCGCCTGTGACGTTAATTGTTATTCCGCCACCTGTTTGCATGCGGTCTAACGGCACTACGGCTTCTGGGCCTGCTTCCCCAATGAGGGCAAGTGTAGGGCTTGACACGATGCCACCTTCGGCTAGTCGAGGAATGTTCATGCGACCTGGTGCAGGTGTGTTGGCTGTTTTGCCAAGTTGTGGCACCGGCACGGTTGGTGCTTTTGGAATGTCTGGCAACAACGGGATTGAGTTGTAAGCGCTAATAATTGCGTTAACTGCGCCAATTGCAGCGTTGACCATGCCAGCAAAAAAGCCAATAACGGTGTTAACAATAAGATTGATGCCGTCGCGAAACCACTCAAACTTGTTGTATGCGGCAACTAAACCAACAATCAGCAATGCGATACCTGCAGCGATAAGGCTAAATGGGTTGAGTGCCATAGCAATGTTTGTTGCCACGATTGCTGCAGCGACCGCGCCGATTGCACCAGCAATAAACAGAAATGCTTTGGGATTGTCTTGTGCCCACATAGCAAACTTGTTCAAGATCGGTAGCACGGCCTCAACTACTGGCAACAGCGCTGCACCGATTGACTCTTTGGTTTCGCCAATTGAGTTAGACAAGATTTTCATTTTGCCTGCAGCGGTGTCTGCTGCGGTTGCTGTTGCTCCGCCGAACGTACCGCCTAGCACGTCCATGACTTCGTTTAGGCTTGCGCCTTCTTTGAT